GTCGGTGTTGATAAGGCCGCTGCGCGAGCACTTGACGGTAAAGAAGTTGATCGCTGTGTTGCAGTCCCTCCCACAAGATGCGCTTGTGGACGCGGAAACGCTGGAGGCGACTTCTGTCTGTGAAGCTCGGTACGACCTCGTTCAGCACACCGTCTACTTGAGTGGTGCAAGGTGAGCGCAGTGCTTGAGAAGGAGAACCCAGAGGCGGCGAGGTACCGCAAAGTCTGGGAGTTTCAAAAGTACCGTGAAGTCGCCCCTGGCGAAACGGCGGCGATGACTTTCCTTTCCCAAGCAAAGCCTCCGCCTGACGCAGAGTGCATTGACTTCGGTTGTGGTACGGGGCGCGGTGCGTTGATGCTCGCGTTGATGGGGCGGATGAAAGTGACGATGCTGGACTTCGCCGACAACTGCCTCGATGAAGAAGTGGCAATGGCGTGCAAGACTCAACCTGACCGCATCAAGTTCTGTGTGGCGGATTTGACGAAGCAGATTCCTACCATCGCTCCGTACGGGTACTGCACGGACGTGATGGAGCATATTCCAACAGAAGACGTGCCCCTGGTGCTCTCCAACATTCTCAGCGCCGCGCAGCACGTTTTCTTTGCGATATGCACGGCTCACGATTTTCACGGGCCAGCGCTGCTGGGACAAGGAGAGCATCTTCACCTCACTGTGAAGCCCATGGATTGGTGGCAGGCGGCGCTGACCAAAGCGGGCGCCATCATCCACTGGGGCAACAGGGATGATGAGGAGATGATGTGCTACTTCTACACCAGTGGGTGGAAGGATGCAAAAGATGTTTTGCCTGAGGGCCATGTCAACACATCCCTTGAGATTGTCACTGCGCAAACTACTGCCAACATCAACGCGGGATGGAAGCACGCTCAGCCCTACGACAGACAGGACAGGGAGGTCGTGTTGCTGGCAGGTGGGCCGTCTCTGGCAGAAGGGATAGATGAAATTCGCAGGTTGCGGGAAGTTGAGGGGGCGGCGATCATCACCACCAACGGCGCCTACAACTGGGCGCTGGAGCAGGGGCTCAAGGTCAGCATGCAGATTGTGGTCGATGCGCGGGAGTTCAATGCTCGATTCACGAAGCCGGTGGTAGATGGTTGCCTGTATTTGATAGCGTCTCAAGTGCATCCAAAGACGCTAGAGGGCTTGCCTCATGATCGCACCTTTCTTTGGCACAGTGGCGTGTCAGACGACAACGCGAAGTTGGTGTTGGAGAAGACTGGTCACTTCTTTCCCATTCCTGGAGGAAGCACCGTCGTTCTCCGTGCCATCCCATTGCTCAGGATGCTGGGCTTTTGGAGGCAGCATATCTTCGGGTTCGATTCTTGCGTGAAGCGCATTGGTGGAAGCCACCACTCTTACGCACAGTCCGAAAACGATGGCGAGATATTGTTCCCTGTAGGGTGCGGTGGAAAGCAATTCTTCTGCTCTCCCTGGATGGTGGCGCAGGCGAGCGAGTTTCGTGGCCTTGTGAACAGCCTTGGTGATGTCGTCGAACTCAATGTCGTAGGCGACGGCCTCATTGCCCACATGGTCCAGACAGGGGCCGATTTGCAAGATACCGCGCCAACATAGTTATCTTCCCCGCTGCCTTCGCAGCTTTTTTCAACTGCCCTAAAGGAGTCCATCATGGCAGCCACTGCCTTTCAACTTTACAACCGTGCCAAATACAAAATTGGGCATGGGGACATCGTCCTCGGTACCGCCGTCCTTCGTGTCAAGCTCCACACCTCGGCGTCGAATGCCTCGACGTTCACGCTGTCCACCTTTGCGTCGATCACTTCGGAGATCAGCGCCCGGGGCGGCTACGTGGCCGGCGGACGCTCCCTGCTGTCCATGGTGTGGAACACGGGCGCAAGTGCGAAGAGCTACAAACTCGATGCCGCAGACATCGTTTTCACGGCGTCCAACTCCGCGCTCAACAATGTGAAGTTCGCCTGCATCGGCGTCGCCGCTGGCTTGGCGCTGTGCTGGTCAAGACTGAGCACTGCCGCCTTCACTGTGACGAGCCCGAACACGTTGACGATCCAGTTCGCGACGCTGGGTATCCTCACGTTGGCATGAGATGCCCCTGCCGCCTCGGGTCTTGAATGTTGGTGGGGGCACGAGCCGCGACCTCCCCCCGCACTACAAGGGCTGGGAGCAGGTGCTTCTTGACATCGACCCCAACGTGAAGCCCGATGTCGTCTGCGATGCAAAGGAGATGCGCAAGTTGCCCCCTGCAAAATACGACGCGGTCTTTTGCAGCCACAACTTAGAGCACTTCTACAGGCATGAGGTGCCTGCGGTGTTGGCGGGCTTTCTGCATGTCTTGAAACCAGATGGGTTTGTGCAGATCGCGGTCCCCGACATGATGGAGTTGTTTGAGCGTGTGGTCAGAGATTGCAGGGACATTGATGAGACGTGGTATTCGTCGTCGGGTGGCCCCATCTCTTTTCACGACGTGATCTATGGCTGGGGCAAGGCTGTGGCGCAAGGCAACCTTTACTATGCACACAAGACTGGGTTCAGCGATAAGACGTTGACCAAAGCCTTGAGCAGCGCCGGGTTCCGTCACGTGATGACGGCGCGAGAGCAGGGAAACCTTCACGCCTACGCTTTCAAGAGCAAAGCGAAGCCCACGCCAGCGCGGTTGAAAACTTTAGGAGTCCTCTAATGCCTTTGACCATCACTCATGCGAAGAGCGAGACGATTGCCGATTTCGCAGGCGTCATCACCGGGTTCAATAACTCCGGGGGCAGTACCACCATTCAAGCAACGAACTTGGTGCGTCCCAGTGATTGGAACTCTGCCCACGAAGTCACTCTCTCCCTCACCGGGTCAGAGGTTGCGAGCTTGTTCAACTTCGGTTCCGGGCTCACCAGCACCACGAACACGGCGGGCGTGACCGTAGGGATGACGGACCTGAATTACTTTGAACCGATGCCGGTTGCGAATTCAAGTCTCTTCGCGCCGGGAATTGGCACGTGGTATTTCGCTCCTTTCATAGTGCCGCTGAACATCAACAGCGGGCAGATCAACTTCTTGGCTGCGGACGTGGCCGGGTTTCTTCATGCCGCCAACTTGTCCCTCGCAAGCACGGGGTCTGTGAGCAGGTACCAAACTCTGAATCACAAGCTCGCACTCTATAAAGAGGGAACAGGAACCAACACCTCCCGCCTTGAATCCTTCTGGAGTGCTGATTGTTCTTTCCTTGCTACTTGGCGGCTTGCACTCAGCACAGCCAATTCAAGTTCCGGGACCATAAACGAAGGGCTGACACTCAGCTTCCCTGCGCAGTTTGACCGCTCTGGCGGTGTCACGTACAGCAGCACGCAGTCAAGCACGATAACCGCTGTAGGTACCAGTACGGTGTCCTCTACCAAGGTGCACAGCCTTATCACACCTGCCGTGGCGTACTTGAGCGGAAGTCGGGTGATGATCTCCCCGTTTGCAACCTTCCTGCCTGCGGGGAATTACTGGTTGGCTCACATGCTGACAAGTAGCAGTAGTTCTACAGGCACATCTGGAGGCGTAGGGGTTGCGGGAACGATGTTCCAGACGCAGAGCTTGGTTCACATTGCGGACTTTGACGCGCAGGCCTTCAAGCAGCTTGGGCAGTCCGTAACGAACACGAGTTCAATGTTCCAGAGGTTCCAAGGATCGTTGGCCACGACGACATCTTCCCCAATGGCTTTCGTTGCGGAGTCTGACTTGAGAGGGTTCGCCGACAACCAGCGCCTGTACTGGAACTATGCGCGGGAAGTGTTCTAACATGAAGCCTCAATCGGTTAGTGCCTTTATCGGACCTTCGCAAGGGGCACGCACTGCCATGAAGCCTCAATTGCTTTTGCAGGAGATGCAGACGGAGGGCCGGAACAACGGCTCCCCAGGCAAGACGCTTTCTCGGTTGAAGGACTCTGGGGCATGGAAGCGTCAGCGCATCATCCGTCTAAAGCCCGCAGGGGCGAGCATCGCCACGAAAGTGGCCGATACACACGAGAGCTTGGCCTACCCCCCAAACAATGGTGTGGCACGGGTGCTGGCAATCGGAATGGAGGTAGGGGAGGCGTACAGCACCGCGATCGAACAGATTTTGATGCACCCAGAGCTATCTCAATGGGAATACGTCCTGACAATCGAACACGACAACATGCCGCCTGCGGATGGTGTGCTTCGTCTTGTTGAGCGGATGGAGACGCATCCAAAGTTCGCCTGCATCGGCGGGCTCTATTTCACGAAAGGCTACGGGGGAGTGCCGCAGATTTGGGGAGACCCGAAGGACCCCGTGCTGAACTTCCGCCCCCAGCTTCCCGACCCCGCAGGGGGGCTGGTCGAGTGCTGCGGAACCGGGATGGGTTTCAACCTCTGGCGCTTGAGCATGTTCAAAGACAAGAAGCTGCGGCGCCCTTGGTTCGTGACGCAGAAGAAGAACGGCATCTCGACACAAGACCTTTACTTCTGGGCAGACGCGCGGAAGTATGGCTACCGCTGTGCCATCGATTGCTCGGTGAAGGTCGGGCACTACGATTTGGAGAACGACATTGTCTGGTAGAGGAGAACACGTGAAGGTGACCAAACTGAAGTTCACGGAACAGAAGGTAGAGACGCGGCTTTGCCTCGATCTTGGCACAGGCAAGGGAAGGAACAAGCCCGAGGGGTTCATCGGTGTTGACATCATCGACCACGAGGGCAAGCCCCCTAAGAAGATCGACGCCGTGGAGGTGTGCCACGACTTGCGAACCAAGTGGCCCTGGAAGTCGGGCAGTGTTGATGATGTGCAGGCGAACTATCTCATCCACTACTTCACCGTGAGTGAGCGAGTTCACTTTGTCAATGAACTCTACCGCGTGCTGAAGCCCGGGGCCAAGGCACTGATCTTGACCCCCCACTGGTGCTCGGCAAAGGCGTACATGGATTCGTCCGTGCAGTTTCCCCCGGTCTCCGAGGCGTGGTTTGTGATGCTGAACAAGGGTTGGAGGGAGATGCAGAACTGTGTGGATCGAAGCGGGCTCGTGTGCAACTTCGATCACACGCTGGGATATGGAATTCACCCGGGCATCATTTCGAGAGCGCATGAGTACCAGCAGCACGCGATGACGTTTTGGAAAGAGGCGGCACAGGATTTGATCGTCACACTCATCAGGGACTGACCCACCATGCTAGTTCTATCCAACGCATCAAGCCTAGTCCGATTGACGTGCAGCGGTGCAGGTGCAGACATTCGCGTCCACGCTTCTTGGACGGATGCCACTGGATCAGTTGTCGGTCTCGGTAGTCAGAACACCGCTGCCATCACAGACACGACGCCGACGACTGTTGTGCCCTCCCCCGGTGGTGCCAATACGCAGCGCAACGTCAAGCATCTCAACATCGCCAACATTCACGTATCTGTCGGCCCCTCGATCATCATCGAACATTACGACGGCACAACTTACGAACAACTCATCAGCGTGACGCTGTTGCCGAGCGATACCCTCGTGCTCGATTCGACAGGCAGGTGGACGCACCGTGACTGGCAGGGCGCGGAGTACACCTACGCAGGACCGCCTGTTGCAACCCTGGGCATCGCCAACACGCTCGCTGAGACGATGCCTCGGGAGCTTTGTGCAGAGGTCAATAGCACCATTCCCACTGCGAGCGGTAAATTGTGGCTGCAACTTATCTATCTCTACGCCGGACAGGTCATCAACAACATCGCTTTCATGAGTGCCACCACCGGCGCAGTTGCTCCGACCAATTACCGGGCAGGAATCTTCGACTACGCAAACCGTGCCCTACTCGCGCAGACGGCAGATCAACTCACGACGACATGGGCTGCAAACACTCTCAAGATCATTCCGTTGACCGCTTCCTACAAGGTGCCTTACAATGGCGTCTACTACCTTGGTTTATACATGGTGGCAGGGACCATCATCACCATGAAGGGCGGCACGGCAAGAACGGGTGGGCAGTTGGCAGCACTTGCTCCCGTTCTTTGCGGGGATTCCTCTTCTGGATTGACGACAGCATTACCAAATCCGGCTAGCGGTATAAGCGCTTCAGCTTCTACTCTCTGGGCAGCGGTGACTTCTTGAGTAAGTGTCATGCTGCTACTGACCGGCACCAGTCATCTTCTCCGGGTAGTGACGGGCGCAAATGGTGCCGATGTTCGAGTCTACGCGGAGTGGCTTGAAAACAATGGGGGCACGATCACCCCCGGCAGTCAGGGCACCGCCGCGATCACCACAGCGACGACCACGACTATTGTCCCTTCCCCTACTACGGGGAAACAGCGCAACATTACAGGTTTGAGCGCCACCAACATTCACGCCACCGTTGCAACGCGAGTAAGGGTGGAGCACTTTGACGGTACAACCGCCGCGTCCTTGATGAGTGTGATGCTGTTGCCGGGTGAGAACCTCACGCTCACGGAAACGGGAGCTTGGCAGCATCGAGATGCGTTGGGGGGTGCTGAGTACAAATACGTCCTACCCCCGAGAACAGGAATCATGGCGCCCACGGGTGTTCTCGCCGAGAGCTACCCGCGTACTCTTGTCACCGAATACGATGCGAATATGTTTACCTCAAACAGTCCATTTTCCCAGAGCGTCATCCTTACCGCTGGAATGGTCGTCACCAACTGCGTTTTTATGAGTTCTGACACAGGAGCCACTTCGCCGACTAACTATCAAGCAGGCATCTATAACTCTGAATACTCGCTTGAGGCGTACTCGGCAGACCAACTCACGACACCGTGGCCTGCAAACACTCTTAAGTCGATTCCGCTGCTTTCTCCTTACCTGGTACCAAAGACCGATCTGTACTTCATCACGCTTTACATGACCGCCACTGCCCCAGTCAAACTTAGAGGGATGAATCACTCGATGTACGAATTACAAGGTGGTTTGCGATCTGCTTACGGAGCCAATATAACTTCATTCATTCCTGGGCAGATGAATTCCTGGATTTACAGGCCGCTGGCTTATGGTTGGAGCATGTGGTGTGGTGTGAGTTGATGTCTCTCATGTACGCAGGAGTACCAGCAGCACGCGATGACGTTTTGGAAAGAGGCGGCACAGGATTTGATTGTGACCCTCATCAGGGTTTGAGCAAAGGGAGGCGAACATGGCAGTTCTGTCTGAAGGGGATCGACTCGCTGTTTGGGCAGAGCTTCAGCGCACTGAAGACAATCCGGGGGGCGTAATCAAAAGCGATCTTCGTTCCTCTATCGATGCCGCAGATGATTGGATTGACGCCAACGCGGCGTCCTTCAACTCAGCGTTGCCCCAGCCCGCGCGTGGGGTGTTGACGGCAAGGCAAAAGGCACGGTTGCTGGCGTTTGTGGTTGAGCGTCGCTGGAGAGTTTCATGACCACTACTCGTGCGGTGCTCACTCCGTATGAGGCGGAGTTTCCAGTAGTCAACAGCTTTCCGCAGTTGTTGGTGGTGCTTTCTCGGCCAGTGTTGGCCTTCGACGCCACCACATCAGAGACGGCGTATTGGACCTTGGTTGTCCCTTCGGGGTATACCAGCCCCATGACCGCTGTCATCACTTACATGATGGCAAGCGCTATCACGGGGGGTGTTGCGTTTGATGTAGCGGTGGAGGCAGTGACGGATGGAGATGCGTTGGACCTTGATGCGGGCACCTCCTTTGATACAGTGAACACAGGGACGCAGGCAACGGTCCCGGGAACTGTTGGGTACATCGATCAGATCACCATCACGTTGACCAATGGAGACAGTGCCGCCGTCGGCGACTACTACCGAATCAGCGTTGCGCGTGCCGTGGCGAACGCTGCGGACACGGCCACGGGCGACTTGTACTTGCTTTTGGTGGCGCTGCAAGACGCGGCGTAAAAGGGCGGAGCCGTGGCCGTCCGCACGCGAAGTTCTGGTGGGCTCTACACCCAGGCTGCTACTGGAGTCAACGCGGACTGGTTTTCCGCTTGCGGGTTTTGTACTCTCGCGTCTCTCCCCGCCATAGGCGAGGTGAGGAATCTTTTTGGCCTTTACCGAGGATGGGCGGATAGCGTTTACCTTAACGTTGATTCAGATGGAATACTTTGGTACTGCGAAGGCGGGATTTCCCTCGATCAGGTTGCAACTCTAGCTGTAGGTGTTCCATTTTGGTGGGGGATTTGGCGGACTGGTAGTGATGGCGTTGAATACCATGTCTTCGTACGAGAACTCTCCTCAAATACGGTAACGGAGGTTATCGGCTACTCGGGCAACTCCTTTCTACCAGTAGTAAACATAATCCTCGGTGGTTACTCAGGAACGACGGTTAACACACTCGATGCTACCCATTCGGGTGTTAAGGTTTGGGGTGCGCCTCTAATCAGTGATCTTCCTTTAGAGTCGTACACGCTGATTCCACATGCGATTCATGCGGATCTGGGGTCAGTTCTGTGGGGTTGGTGGCCGCTGATTCAAGCCGCCGAAGCGGATTGCCGTATTGACTTCAGCGGTAAAGGACATACTTGGGGTATCCAGGGCACTCCGACACAGGAGCAGGGACCCCCCGTTTCTTGGGGCGCAAGGCGAAGATACCTGCAAGGGCTAGTGCAAGTTGGAGGTCTAAGCGCTACCCCAGCACAGGCACAGTTGACGTTGACGGGGCAAGCTGCGGCCTTGGGAAGCCCGGTCCTCAGTCCAGCGCCAGCGGCGTTGGGGTTTACAGGGCCAGATTTCGGCCTGTCCTTTTCAACCACAGGTGCTTTTCAGCAAAATGCTTTTCAGATAGGCGGATTTTTTTACCCTCTGGATACGCTGAAGCAGCCAACGCAAGGAGGGGCAGCGCTCGTAGGGTTGGCGCCATCACTGTTCTTGTCTCAGTCGTTTGCTCCTGCGCAGGCAGCGTTGGTGCTTGCGGGGGATGCTCCGCTTTTGATACCGGTCTCGTTCTTTCAGTCCAACACGTTTCAGATCGGTGACTTTTACGTCGAGGTCGTTCTTGACAACTTGAAGGCCCCGGCGCGGGGCACGGTTACGCTTACAGGGCAATCCCCTGTTGCGCTGCGTGCAAGTGCCGTGCAACCCACGCAGGCTAGCTTGACGTTTGCGGGGCAGGCCCCTCAAGCGATAACGAGACAGGCTTTCTTCTTTCAGCAGGACGCTTTCCAGATTGGGGGCTTCGACCTCGTTCTTTCTACGTTCGCGTTGCCGGGGCAGGTGGGGGTTGCTTTTGTCGGGCAATCTCCAGAAGTGTTGCAGGGCGTTGCTTTTCAATTCCCACAAGCCGAGGTGGTGGTTGCGGGGCAAGTGCCTGAAGTAGTACAGAGGCTCTTTCAACTTCCTGTTGAAGCGGCAGGAGCGTTTACAGGTCTTGCACCCACAGTGGTTCAGGGCAGTGTCAATCTTCCTTCTCAGAGTGGTGCGTTGTTCACAGGCCAATCGCCTGTGGCATCGCAAGGAACAGTTTCGCAGCCAGCGCAGGTAGAGTTGGCTTTCGCGGGGCAGGCCCCCGGGGTAGGGTTAGAGGTACTTCGATTCCCTGCGCAGGCCATAGGTGCGTTCGCAGGACTTGCTCCAACAACACTTCAAGACATCCTCAAGTTCCCGGTTCAGGCTTCGGTGACGTTCACGGAGCAGGTACCAGTTGCGTTGCAAGGTGCTGTCACTCAGCCGGGGCAGGTAGAGACGGTTTTTGTAGGTGCGTCGCCTTTAGCTGTCTTGACGCAGATATCGGCTCCTGCGCAGGTCGCAGGTGCATTCGCAGGGCTTGCCCCCATAGCGGTTCAAGACAGCATCAAGTTACCCGTCCAAGGTACGGGCGTCTTCTCTGGACAGTTGCCTGTTGCAGTGCGCGGGGAACGGGCATCTCCTGGAGTTGTGACAGCGAGCTTTACTGGGCTTGCTCCCACAACGGTTCAAAGCGAAGTGAAGCTCCCTGTGCAGGCGACGGCGGCGTTTACGGGGCTGGCGCCAACAGCGATTCAAGGCCTTGTCAAGTTCCCGGCGCAGGGTACGGCAACGTTCACAGGGTTGGCTCCCATCACGATTTACGCGGAAGCCGTATTCCCCGATGCCGTAGTTGCGAGTTTCGTAGGGTTGGCGCCATCGCCGCTCTTACCTCAGTTGTTTGTGCCTGCGCAGGCCACAGAGGCGTTTACAGGGCTTGCTCCAACAACGATTCAAGACATTCTCAAGTACCCGGCTCAGGGTACGGGGGCAATCACTGGGCAGTTGCCCGTAACGGTACACGGGAGAATCGCTCAGCCTGCGTCAGCGGGTGCAGCTTTCGCGGGGCAGGTGTTTGAATTCACCACTGGCCCTGTCGCATTCCTTCAGCACACTGCCTTCCAAGTAGGGGGCTTCGATTTTGTTCTAGATACCCGTGTACTACCGGACGAGGCTTCGGCGACGTTCACAGGACAGTTGCCTGTTGCACTTTACGCGGAGGCTGTCTTCCCCGGTGCAGTGGTTGCAAGTTTCGTAGGGTTGGCACCATCACTGTTCTTGCCTCAGTTGGTTGCCCCCGCGCAGGGTGTAGGGGCGTTCGCAGGATTTGCGCCAACACCGCTTCAAGATATTCTCAAGTTCCCGGCGCAGGGTACGTCGGCGTTTACTGGGCAGGCACCTGTCACGGTGTTCGGGAGCATCGTGCAGCCTGCGCCAGTGGAGGCAGCTTTTGCGGGGCAGTCGCCCGTCACGGTGTATGGGGCTCAGGTATTTCCAGGAGTCGCGACAGCGAGCTTCACAGGGCTTGCTCCAACAACGGTTCAAGACATTCTCACGTTCCCGGCGCAGGCTGCGGGGGCAATCACAGGACGGTCGCCTGCTGCAATTTATGCTGGTGCCGTACTCCCAGGCACAGGTGCTGCGAGCCTCGTAGGGTTGGCGCCATCACTGCTCTTGCCTCAGTTGTTTGCGCCCGCGCAGGCCACGGGTGCATTCACAGGGCTTGCTCCAACACCGATCCAAGACATTCTCAAGTTCCCGGCTCAGGGCACGGCGACGTTCACAGGGCAGTCGCCTGTTACGGTACACGGGAGTATCACGCAGCCTGCATCAGTGGATGCGGCTTTTTCTGGACAAGTTCTTGAGTTCATCACTGGCCCTGTTGCGTTCCTTCAGCACACTGCCTTCCAAATAGGAGGCTTCGATTTTGTTCTAGACACCAGCGCGCTGCCAGATCAAGCAACGGTCTCGTTCTTGGGGCAGTTGCCGAACACGCTGCAAGACACCCCTGCATTTCTTGCCACCGTTGCGTTGGGCTTCGTTGGGTTGGCCCCATCGCTGCTCTTGCCCCGGTTGCTTGCCCCCACCCAAGGAGTGGGGCTATTTTCTGGACAGTTGCCTGTTGCACTGCGTGGGGCGCAGACGTTCCCTGGAGTCGCAACAGCGGCCTTCTCAGGCTTGGCGCCTTCTCTTTGGGCGCCCCAGTTGTTTGCGCCAGTGCAGGGGGCGTTGGCTTTCTCCAGCGCAGCGCCTGCAATTTTTGTCGACCACAATGTTCGGCTCGATGTTGGCAACGCAGCGCTGACAGCGACGGGAAGGGCGCCTACCCCAGGGCTTTCCTTGCACGTGACGATGTTCCCGGTGCAAGGAGCGTTGATCGTTTCTGGACAATCGCCACAAGCGATTTCGAACTCTTTACTCTATCCCGTTCAGGTCACGGGTGCGTTCATAGGTCTTACCCCTGTCGTCATACAAGACGGCATCAAGCTGCCCGCACAAGGAACGGGCGCCTTCTCTGGACAGTTGCCCATCGCGTTGCGAGGTTTGCAGACGTTCCCCGGAGTCGCGACAGCGAGCTTTACAGGGCTTGCTCTTACTGCGCTTCAGGATGAGCTGAAGCTTCCTGTTCAGGCTACGGGGGCGTTCACAGGTCTTGCCCCTGTCGTCGTACAAAACAGTATCCAGTTGCCCGCCCAAGGTACGGGTGTCTTCTCTGGACAGTTGCCTGCCGCGTTGCGTGGGTCGCAAGTATTCCCAGGAGTCTCAGCAGCGATCTTCACAGGTTTGGCGCCTTCGCTGTGGGTGCCTCAGTTGGTGGCACCAACGCAGGGAGCGTTGGCTTTCTCCAGCGTGGGGCCTGCAATTTTCGTCGATCACAATGTTCGGATCGATGTTGTCAACGCGGTGTTGACGGCGACGGGGTTGGCATCTGTCGTCAACGCCACGCTGCACGTGGTGAAGGTTCCGGGGCAAGCGGCGGCAGCGTTTTCTGGTCAAGCCCCGCAATTGGTTTTCGGCTTCCCCTTCTCCACGGCGCAAGGATCAATTACCTTCTCGGGGCTTCAGCCCATCGTGTTGCGCGGAATCGTTGCCGTGCCCGCGCAAGGTACAGGTGCTTTCTCTGGGCAGTTGCCGATCAGCATTCGCGGAACAGAGTTGTTCCCGGGCGCCGTAGCCCTGACCTTTACGGGAATTTTCGCGCAACCCGTTCTTGGCTATGTCTACCTGCCCCTGCAAGTCAGCGCGGCTTTCACGGGTCTTACTTCAACGGTGGTCCAAGGAACCATCAAGCTGCCCACGCAAGTCTCTGGGTCATTCACAGGTCAGTTGCCGATCAGCATTCGCGGAACAGAGTTGTTCCCGGGCGCCGTAGTCTTACTCTTTGCAGGGCTTGCACCTTCGCTGTGGGTGCCGCAGTCGTTTCTCCCGGCGCAGGGTACGGGGGCGTTTACCGGGCAGTTGCCAATTGGCATACGTGGCACCATCGTCAAGCTGCCCCCAAGCACAGAGCTTGCTCCCGCACACCTCCCGTTCGACGAGGAAGGGTTCAGCTTAGACGATCTGAATCTTGCTAGGTGGGTTGACGAGTCTTTTGCCTACTCTGGTTTCGATGGATTCGCAGAAAGGAGCATACCGCTGTTCACAGGGCTTCAGCCTGTAACAGTGCAGGGGCGGGCCAGTGCGCAGACCCAGCCCATCGTGCTTGGATTCGCTGGGCAGAGCATCAAGGTCATCGTCAACCACATCACCCTCCCCCCGAGGGCTGATGTCACTTGGCAAGGCCGGTTGCCGGACATCTTCACTGGCTTTGCTCCGGGGCGGGTTGACCTCAACATTGAGGGATACGGGCCACAGATATTTGTCACCAACATCATCCCGATAGGGAGGTTGGTCTTTACGGGACAGACGCCAGACTGCGTGGTCGCCCTTCCCGTTGTCGCAGACATCTTGCACTGGGAGAGACACCCACTGCGCGACCCGTCCGAATCAGTGGGGGTCAGAGATGTAGTGGCGTCGCTGGTCAAGCGCGCAGGGGATTCGACACCGAGCCGGGTAAGCGAGGTGTCTACGCAAAGCAGAAGCCCAGAAATGCGCCCGTCACGAGCACCGGCTGGCTCTGTAGAAACCCGCGAGGCTGCGTTTTCATTGAGCAAGCGGGGAGAAGAGGCAACACCTCGTCGGTCAAGCGATCTACCCCCTCAAAGGAGAAGGTGAACACACATGGCAATGCAGCCCCCCACAGTCACATCGGAACTGGATGCAAGTCCGATGGTCAGTCTTGAATTGTGCCGAAAGCACTTGAGGGTGACGCCGGATGCTGGCAGTCCCCCCGAGCACGAGGACGACACTCTCATCCTCATGTACCTGAGTGTCGCGAGGGAGTTTGTGGAGGGCTACACAGGGCTGGCGTTGACGGAGCGAACGGTAGAGTGCAGGATTGACAAGTTTCCCTGGGCAGAAATTTTGCTCCCCGGTGCCCCTCTCATTTCCGTGGAGTCGGTCAAGTATCAGGATGAGGGCAACATTCAGCAAACGGTGCCTAGTACCGACTACGTGCTGGACCTCATTCAGCAGCCTGGGTGGTTGCTTCCTGCTGTGGGTAAAGCGTGGCCTGGAACGCTTCAGGTCTTTCAAGCCGTTGTCATCAGCTACACCATTGGCTACTCACTCTACAGTGACACACAGACACATCCCCTGCCAAGAACCCTGCGGCATGCGGTGTTGTTGATGTTGGGTCACCTCTACGAAAACAGGGAACAGTCAACAGAAGTCAGCCTGCAAGAGATTCCGCTTGGTATCCAAGCTCTGTGCGATCTGTGGAAGATTCGAAAGGGGATGGCATGAGAGCCGGGAAGTTGCGCACCCGGGTGTTCATCGATGAACCTGTGCCTACGCAGAACGCTACTGGCGAGTTGGTCATGACGTGGGCCACGAAGCCGAAAGTGTGGGCACGGTTTGATCCTTTGTCAGGCCGAGAGGTTGCGTTGATGGCTGCGCAAGGCGTGTCGATGACGATCACGAAGATCACCGTGCGCTGGTCTGTGGCACTCTCCGGCATTACCTCTAGCTGGCGGCTGCGCTGTGGCAGCACCTTCTACAACATCAAGAGCGTCGTCAACACGAACAACGCCAACCGGGAGTTGGTCTTGCTCTGTGAAAGTGGAGCGAACACGGGATGACCACCAAAGTCACAGTTGAGTTCCGAGGACTGCGCGAGCTTGGAGAAGCGCTTAGGAAAGTGACCTGGGAGGTGCAGGAGAAGCTCGCAAAGACCTCGGTCAAAGCGGGGATCAAGGTCATCCAAGACCGTGCGATTCTCTTGGCCCCCAAAGACACAGGGACATTGAAAAAGTCGATCATCATTTATCGGGACAAGAAGGCCTGCCGTCCTGGGATCGAGATGTGGGCGTTGACGGTGAGGTCGAAGAAGACAAAGCGGAAGAAGGGAGACACGAGTCCTGTCCTGAAAGGGAGGGCCGATCCAAACAATGCCTTCTACTGGAAGTTCGTGGAGTTCGGGACCGTTAAGATGGATGCCCAGGCTTTCATGTTCCCTGCCTTCGACGCCGAGACGGCAGCGGGAAATGAGAGCCCCGCTGCTGAAGCGTTGAGGGACAAGCTCAAGACGGGGATAGAAAAGATCAATCTGCCAAAGCTGGCGCCCACCGGGAGGGCTAAATGACAATTGAAGTCGATCTCTTCGCAGAGCTACGCTCCCTTACCTCTGGCCGGGTCTACCCGAATGTTTTTCCTCAGCCTTTGAGTGGGACGTATGTCTGGCCCGCGATTCGGTACTCGCTTGTGAGTTCCGTGCCTATCGAGGACTTGTGTGGTGATGGCGACGATCAAACAGCAGAGGTGCGGGTGCAAATAGATGTGGTGGCAACTACCTACTCCGCGATGCGCGCTCTGCGCTTGCAGGTGCTGGGGAAGATGGTTTCGTTCCCTACCCCCGCCCGCCTTGACCTGAGTATGGATGATTACGACGACGAGACCAAGACCCACCGTGCCATCTTGCAGTACATGATTTCTGGGTCGTCAGACCCCTCGCCGCATTCCCCTGCGTAGCTCCTAGAAGGCGTTTTCGAGGTTTCCGGCTAGTCAGCTATGCCCCCAGCGCTGAAAACGCCGCTACGGAGCGATTTTCACGCTTGCTGGGGGTCTTGTTTACGGGGGCAGTTCCCCGCTCGCACTGTGTTTCAACTTCGCTGCCTTAGGGCGGCTTTTTCAAGGAGCCCATCATGGCCGGAGGAAAGCGTTACAAGTTTGCAGGCAGTCTCATCAAGACAGTGCTCAATTGGTCGGCCCACTCGCCGTCGAACACCATCACCGGCATCACGAAGGCCAACCCCTGCGTGGTCACGGTTGGCGCTGGTCACGGGTTGGTGAATGGTCAACTCGTCCGCATCAACGGCGTCGTCGGCATGACGGAACTGAACGGCGGGACGTTTATCTGCACGGTGGCAACCAACGCCATCACTCTGTTGGACACGGACAGTACCAACTACACCACCTACAGCAGTGGTGGCAAGTTGGATGAGGCGACATTCACGCAGTTCTGCGAGTTGACCAATTACAACCGCGCTGGGGGGTCGTCGCCGGAAATCGACGCCGAGTCTCTGTGCAGCACGGCGAAGGAGTTTGAGATTGGGTTGCCTGACTACGGCACCACATCTGTCGATTACAACTTTGCACCCAAGACGGGGTTGCAGGTCTCTCTCATCGCCGCCTACAAGGCCGGATCGATGGTCGGGTTGCGAATCTCCCTTCCGAACTCCGGCGGGGAGATGACTCAGCTTGGCTACATTCAATCCATGAGTGAGCAAGCAGGCAAGGGTGGGTTGT